CCGCTCGACGAATCGCTGGAGCGCACCCTTGTCGATCACGCCGCTGTTACTCTCGGCGTGCGCCAGATTTTCCGCCATTCCCTTTACTCCACGGGTTTCCCCGGCTGCCAATCGGCCGGGATGATGCTTTCGTAGCGCTCGAATGGTTGCCGCTTGCTGGGCGGCAGAGTCGTTGACGTATGCAGTCCTGCTCTCACGCGCAGGCTATGTTCGGTAAACCCCGCGTCCAACATGGCTTGAGTCCAAGCGAGAGCGCGGGCGCGGCGGGCGAGGCTGGGCATTTTCATGCTGCATTTTATGACAGGGCTTGCGCTTCACCGCAAGGGTGGTTATCGTCAGCGTTTCAACGAAGGGACTCTCATGCCAGAAATACAGAATGTCTACAATATGACCAGGTTCCGCGCCGAACGCCTGATCACCGGCGGGTCGCTCACCGAGGGCGACGACCTCGACCCGATGCGTGGCATATTTGTCGCGCTGCTGCTGTCGGTCGCCATCGCCGGCGTGATCGTGGCCGCAATCTATGGCTGAGATCGCCCTTTGGGACGAGGGGCCAAACGACTACTTCGACATCGGCTGGAACAATGACCCCGACCCGCCGAACGATGACGAGGAGGTTATCGAGCCCCAGGACTTCACGGGAGACTACCCGCTCGAAGGCGACGACGGGGGCGAGGATGACTGCTGCTAAGCGTAATCAATCCCCGTCGCGTACCCGTGCCGCTGAAGATCGGGAAGCTGCCCCCGAAGGCGCGACCCGATATCATTCCGCCAGAACGGAGACGCCGGAATCGTCAGCCGGTTGAGCACGCGGTGGGCCTGCTGGCGCGCCTGCGTCACGGTGTCGGCCACCCCGGTCGCCACCAGCACATAGGAGCCCGCGGTGCAAAGATGCGGTTCTTTACTCACCTGCCCGCCCACGATCCGCGGCGCTTCGCCCTGCATGACATCGCAGAGATGCAGGCTTTCTTCCAGACTTGGCGTGACGCCCCAGATCGGAACGCCAACTGTCTCCTCGGCTTTCTCATGGCCGAATGGATATGGCGGAATTGCCGCGACTACCCCCACGGCGATCTTGTCGAGCTGACGATGACCGGCCGGCTCACCGCTCGCGACCCCGGCCAGAAACTCCATAGGATCGCCATCATGCAGCGCCAGTTCGATATTGATTGCCGGGTAGCCAAACCGCATTGTGAATTCCAGCGGCCAGGGGTTGCCTTCCTCGTCGATGATGCAGTTCACGTCTACATTGCCGATGTAGCCTATCTCGTCGAGCGCGGACTCAAGCGGCTTCAGCACCTTGTCCGCGAGTTTCGACTTCGCAGCCAAGCGCATCACGGTTCCCGCCTCGCCGCAGTTCGGACCAAGCGCGCCGGCGAATAGGCGCTTCTCCTCGAAATTCTCCTCCCATCCCGGAGCAAAGCCATGCGGACCAAACCAAGCACCGACAGCCATCTCGACGCCCTTAATGCGATCCTGAAGAATGAAACCTTCACGGAAGACCTTGCCCGAGTGCTTCCAACGGTCAATTTTCCAGACGGCTTCCCCGCTCGTTTTTGCAACGAAGCTGAGGCTTTTATCCGCCACATCTCCGCAGGGCTTGATCGCAACGCCGTCGCCGAACTGGCGCGTCAGTTGACCAATAGCGTCTGTATAGTCGCGGCATTCCTTATATGGCGGGACCGGAATGCCCGCGCTCCGGAAGACGGCCATGCCCTTGAGCCTGTCGAGCTCCCATGACGCGCTCTCGGGGTTGCCGCCGATGATTGGCACGCCCTCGCGGCGCCAGCGCTCCATCTCATGCATGTACCGGCCGTTGCCGCCGAGCAGCACCAGATCGGCCCATCTGATCCAGGGATGCCAGTCATCGACGCGATCGACGAGCCCCTTGCCGACCGGTCGTTTCTCGCGGTCGTAGACGCGGAGGAAGTACTTCACCTGATGGTCTGCCGCCTGCGCCCGGAGCGCCAGGTCGAGTAGGCCGTCGCCGGCGTCGTCGATGAACAGCACTCTCACGTCGGCGGGACCGGCGTCACGCCCGTAACGGTGCCGCCCTGCGGGCCGCGGTCCCCGATACCAAGGCGATCGCGCATCGGCGGGAGTGGCGGCAGCAGCGGATTTGAGAATGGCGATGACCAAGTGCGAGCGGATGCAGCGCGCTGATACGAGCCGAGTGCCGGGTCCTGTTCCTGCACGTCGGGAAGCATGCCATAGCCGGCGAGGCGGAAGATGCCGCGGATCACTTCGCGGGTGACTGCCTTCCCAGGTCCCGGCTGTAGCCCCTGCGTCAACATCCGAACAACTCGCGGCTGAGAGTAAATCCACGCCAACGCTTGATAATATTGGGTTTTTACAAGACGGCCGCCAGCTAATCCGCCGGCGATTGCGCCGACTGTAGCCCCGGCGCCGGCGCCTATCATTGCCCCGCCCGGCCCCGCCGCAAACCCCGGCAGACCGCCCAGCACCGCGCCCGTAATAGCCCCGGCCCGCGCCGCTCTCATGCTCCCCAACAGAGGAGCATTTTTGATTGCTCCGGCGATTTGCGCGCCTGTCAGCATATCGCCGCGGGCCATGCCAGGGAACATCCCGCGAATTTCCCTGGCGAGCTGCCTCATGTCCTCGGCTAAGCCCCCAGGGAATAAGATTTCCTGTTGTCGGGTTGTGTATTGCGAAAGCGCTCGCTCGATGCCTGTCCCCGAAATGGCTTGTCCGACCCCTGTCGGAGACCGCGCGACAGCGCTGTGCAGAAGTTCCTTCAGTGCCTGGGTCCGGATCGCCTTCATCTGCGGAGAGGAATCACCGAATTCCGCCCTCGCCATTTCAAGACGCTCGGTCTGTCCTGGCTTGACGACAAACCGCACGGCATCGTCCGAAACGGGGCCGGGCTTTGCGAGCGCCGCCAGGTAGTTTGTCTTCAGGTAATCGTCGAGGCGCTTCTGCGAGACATCCAGCTCCCGCACCGTGCGGCCGAGGCGATCAAGGCCCAGCGCCTCGGGCGGGAGTTTCCCGCCACGCGCCGACACCCGATCGGCGTAAAGTTCGATATCCCTCGCCCTGGACCCGTAGGTGAGATCGAGCAACCCGCTTGCCTTACGGTCGGCGACCTCGGCTGCCAGACGGCGCGGGATGATGTCGCCGGATTGCGGATCGCGGGCGCTTCCTCCATGACCGACGATAGACTCCCAATCAGCGCCGGCGATGCGTTCCCAGACGCTCGGCTGGACCATACCCTTAATGGTCTGCGCCTGTTCCAGCTGCCCCTCTCGGAGCACCTTGTTTGCCACCACCACCGGGTTCGGGACGATGCCGTCCCGCACGTCATGTACGATTTGGTTGATCGTCACATTTTTGAATTTCTTGATCCCCTCGGCATAGAACGCATCGGCTTTGCGTAGCATGTCGATCGCTGGAGCTATCGCAGGATTATCCGCCGCCGCCGTAAACGCTGCATCCGAGGCGTCCCGTAGGAGACTGAATTGCCGTTTCGGCAGGCTGCCGGCAAGGTCCGGTGAAAGCTCCCAATTGTTCAGCAGCGTGCGGATTTCTTGCGCATCGCTGAATTTTATGTGATCGGGCAGCTTCGAGAGATTGGTCATGACCGGGACGAGCCGGGGGTCCCCGAAAAGCGGGGATTGCAGCAATTCGGTGGCTTGTTTCTTGATCCCGGCGGTCGGAACAACAGCTTGATCGCCGACGATGTTGTCAATCGGGCCATAAAGTTTTTGGGCTGCTTCGCTGAATTGCTGGCGGGAGGTAGCTAGGTCTGCCGCAACATCTTGACCAAGCGAGCCAGGCTTCGCCATGCGCCTGGTAATCGATGAAAGCTGGCTATTGAGAATCCGGTCGGCGTCGGCCGTCAGGCGAGAGACGTTTGCCTCCATACCGGCGACTTTTGACCGCACTGCCTGAACAAGGGGCTCGCCGGTTTCTGTTGTTGAAACCGCGGCTGCCGGGTCGAGCATCTGTCGGATCAGGTTTTCCCGCTCGACGGGCGACAAGGAGGACGACCGGATGATGTCTTGTAGCCGCTTCTGGACAACTGGCGTGTTGCGCTGAGCCAGCCAGTCCTCGCCGAGTTTTGCGGAAATGAACTGCTTCTGCGACGGCGAGGCCAGACCGGGCGCTGCGGTCTGTATCGGAGCCACCCCGCCCATGCGCTCGATCGTCGCCGCCATTTGCCGGCTTTCTGGTGTGACGCCCGCCACTTTGCTGCGGAATACAGAGCCGGCCGCGCTCGGGATGCCGCTGATCAGCCGGCCGGCACCTTCGCCGCCTCCCATCGCCAAGCCGGCGGAGCCAATCTCATGAGCCTTTTCGCCAGCCGTTGACGCGGAAGTGCCGACGAGAGATTTCCACGCCTCTGAGACAGTGCGACCCAACGCGCCACCTGCCATTGCCCCGGCAACAGCGCCTCCCGCCGTGCCGACACCCGGTATCGCCGACCCCGCCACTCCGCCAAGGGTGCCACCGACCATTGTCGGATCAGCCATCGCGGCGCTGAATTGTTGAAAGGGCGAGCCGCCGCTGGGCGCTACCATTTTGGTGTCAGGGGTCATGATGTAGAAACGGCCACCAGGGTCCTGGTGAACCTTATCGGCGCCATACTTTTTTTCGAGGTAGAGCTTCTGTTCGGCAGGATTGGACGCCTGATTGAGCGCCATCCGATCAAAAAACCCCGTCCCTGTCGTGTAGTCGACGCCCTGCATCCGACCGCCGGGCAACTGCACCGGCTGGTGCGTCATACCCTGATGCGGGTCGGGCGGCGGGATCGGATCAAGCGTGTAGCCCGGCGGAAGGTGCGGCTGTGCTGTTGCGGGCTGTTGCGGTTGATCGAGCGTGTAACCCTGCGGCAATGGCATCAGCGCACCGGCTGGTTGTTTTCGTCAAGCCAGGTGTTGCCGCCGTCCGTGCTATGGATTTTGTGGCCGCCGGGGCCTGTCGCCGTAAGAGTCGTGGGAGGGACTGCGGGAGAGCCGCCGCCGATCTGCTCCGTCCCGCCGGGTGCGCCCGGAATGGAAATCTCGCCCATGATCTTCGACAGATTGTCGAGCGCCGACGTAACGCGCGTCGGATTGTCGAGCCGGCCGAGTGACGGCACCAATTCAGCCATGCGAGCCTGCGCCGGCCCCGAGAAATATCGGGCACCGAGCAGAGGCTTCGTGAGCCTCGCCTGGAGTGCCGAGACACGCGCCGCAAACTCGTCAGCTTCTCTCGTGCGATCATCGGCAGAACCGAAAACCTGCTCTTTGACACCGCCGAGAAAACGGGCGCCCGCACCCCGCAAGCCAACCAGATTGGGATTGGCGCGCACCGCCGCGGCGAGATCGGTCGCCTCTTTGACGATGGCATCGCGCTCGCGAATTGCGTCCTGTGCTTTCTGCTGCTTTTCAGCGTCCTTTTCGGCTTTGGCATCGAGCCGATCCTGACGAGTGTCAGCCCTGGCGGCGGCGGCATCTTCATGCACATTCCGTGCATCCGCGCTCCGTTCCGCGCCCTGAGCTTCGATCGCCCTGTCATGGCGAACGCGTTCATCGAATTGCGCCTGCTGGTGCGGCGTGGTCATCGACCGGAGTTCGCCCTGTATCTGGCCCCGCAGCTCGGCCATCAGCACCTGCATCTGCGCCTTCGCGTCAGGCGTCAGAAGGTGCTGGAGTTGTGCGAGCGCTGCGAATTTCTCCTGATCCGAGGCGTTCGGAGCCACCCGCTGAATTGCGTTCGCGAGTTGCGGCAGCCCGACGACGCCGGTCATGCCCTGCGGAATATTCTGCTGCACCGCCTGGGCGATCGGATTGGGTTGTCCGCCTGCGCCCGCAAGAGGCGACGCTCCCATCGGAGGCTTCGGTGGTGGCGTCAGCGGAGCGCCAGGGCCGGGTGGCGCGCCAGGCCCCCCTCTGGCGGCCTCATAAGATGAGGGTGGCGCAGGCGTGTCTGTTTTGGGAAGGCTGGAAAATGGCCAGCCGACAGGCGATTGTGGCGAGGCGAGACCCGTTGCAAGACCCGTGGGGCCAGTGGAGAATGACGCCCGTGGATTTGGCGAGGGGGCTGTTAGCGGCGTCATCGACCCGCCATAGCTCGGCACATCGGGTAGCGCCGTTTGATCGCCCGGCAATCCCCCAGCCGGCATGCCGCCGCTCGGCGGTGCGGCACTCCCCGCCAGTTCCTGCAACGCCTTGAATGCCGTCCCCTGCGCCGCCTGCTGCCGGATGTAGTCCTGAAGCTGCTCCTGCGCCATGCGGGTCAGGATCTGAGTGCGCTGCGACTCGGCCTGCCGCTGCGCAAGGTCAGCGGTGAACTGCTGGCCCTGGCCGAAGCCAGCGAGGATGCCGGTGAGGTTCATTACACCGCCGCCAGAAGGCCCAAGTCGAGGGCGGGGCCAAGAGAACCGACACCGGCCGCGCCAGCGCCGCCGAATAGACCGCCAAGAGAGCCCAGCAATCCGCCCGACCCGAGCCCGAGCGCTCCGCTCAAGCCGCCGCTCCCGAACGCCAAATTCCCAAGCCCGCCGCCGCCGATCAGGCTGTTGATGCCGCCGAACGCTTGGCCGAGTTGGTTTGTGCCCATTTGGCCGAGCTGGCCCGAGAGTTCCGAAGCGCCCTGACCCGTCTTCAGATAATTCAGCGTGTCCTGGAGGATGTTCTGTTGCGGATTGAAAGCCGATAGCAGGGCATTCTGCTGGTTTCCGACCTGCTGGTTCCAAGTATTATACGGCGCCAACTGCGAGCTCAGGATCGTGTTGAGGCCGGTGTTGCCGAGTTGCCCACCCTGCGTCAGGGCGGCCCCCCCGGCCTGTAACCCGGTCGCCTGCCGCTGGAGCATCTGGTTGAGCCAGTTCTGCTCGAAACCCTGCTGGTTTTGCCCGGTGACGCCGGCGCCGTAGGGCGTCCCGGCAACCCCGGACATCGCGTTGATCGCGTTCTGCCGGTTCAGGTTCTGCGTCGCCTGCGTGTTGTGCAGCGACTGCATAGGGTCGAACGCGGTGTTCAGCGTGTTGAGCCCGTAGTTGCCGAGGGTCTGCCCCTGGCCGACCATGCCCTGGCCGAACGGGATGCCCAATCCCGAGACCATGTTGGCCCCGTACTCGCCCTTATACGGGTTGTTGATGATGCCCTGAGCCTGGCCGAGGATCTGGCTGCTCAGGTCGCCGAGGTTGTTGAGGCTGTTCCAGTAGGTCGCATCCGATCCCGGCTGGTTCTGCGGGATGTAGGCTTGCGCGGTGTTGTTGCTCGGCGATCTGCTCGTCCCGGATGCGCTCGGACCTCCAAACATTCCCCCCAGGAAACTCATGGCCGCAACTCCTTGACCAGCACCCGCATCGTCATCACCGCGCCGAGGGGCGGAACGCATGCCGGTTCCGCGTGGTGGTGCATCGCGAACTGACTTGCACCTTTGTCGCGCATATACCGACATACCTCATCTATCAAAATATCCCTGCCGGCCGGCCGGTGGCGCGGCTCGACGTAGATGTTGTCGGCAAAGGCGAGCCGCCTGCCCTTGAATGCCGTCAGCGCCCGCATCTCGCAGAGGCAAAAGCCGCACAACGCATTCCGCAAATTCCGAAGCGTGAACGTGTGGAGGTCGCCCACCGCGGCGCGGCGCGTCATCAGCGACCAATCCGGGTCCGTGACAACGCCGAGTTCTTCGTTGTAGGCCAGGATAAGAGACGGCAGACCGGGATCCTGCCGGAACCGATGCCAGAATTCCGGGGCGGCTACCAGACCGCCGGATATTCCCTGGTCAGCCAATCGAGTTCCTTTCGATCCGGTCTCGGCTCATACCACTGCGCCTTGTCGGCCTGCCACCAGAATTCCTCATACATCTTGGCGACCCGCTCCATCGAAAAATTCTTCGTCGCCCAATATCGGCAGGCGCCGGGCTGGATCGTCCCGATGTTGCGCGCCGCCCAGGTGAACTGCTCGAAGGTTCGGCAGCGGTATCCAGTGATCCCATGCAGGTTGTATTCGGCGAACGCTCCGAAATCCGTAGTGATGACCGGCGTTCCCGACATCATCGCCTCGACATGCACCCCGTTGAAGGGTTCGAGGAAAGTTGTTGGCGCGATCACCGCCCTGGCCCGCGATAGAAGTTCCCGCCGGCGCCCCACATCGACGATTCCGACGTGCTCGACATATTCGGCGATCGGCCGCTCGGTGCGCGCCATCGACTGGTCGATCTCACCCGGCCCCGCGACGATCAACTTGGCGCCGGTCGCCTCGGCGATCTGGATCGCGATGTGCGTTCCCTTGCCGGAACCGATGCGGCCGAGGAACAGCAGGTAGTCCCCCTTGTCATGTCGGAACTCGAATTCGCCCGGGTCGAAATAGTTCGGGATTACGACCTCGTACCAGCGATTGTTGAAGGCGCTGGCGACGTGATCGAGCCCGAGATAGGCGTGCAAAAGCGCGTAACTCTCAAACACCTTGAAGGGCGCAAAATGGCCTCGCGGGTAGCCGATGCCGGGTTCGACCACCTTCAAGTCCGGGAAAGCGTCCGCGACCATGCGATGCCCGCCGCCCCACATGCAGAGCAGGAAATCCCCGGGCACGCAGCGCCGCGCAATCTCTCCGATCGAGCGCCGCAGGAAGGTCAGGTTGACGTGATCGTTCGACCGGAACGGCGGCAGCCCGTCCTTACGCCAGTCGAACGCATCACCGTAGGTACGCGCGATGTCGGCGCGCGTGGTGACGGTGACATGCTCGGTGCAATCAACCACCGAGTCCTCGTGGCCGTAGTGGAACACGTCATGATCGTGCGCCCGCAGCATCCGGCAAAGCTTCACCACCTTCGTCGTGAATGCGCAGAGGCTGTAGTCGCTGGTCGACACCGTATGTGGGATGCCGAGGACGTGAAACCTCACGGGACGAACTTGCTCCCGACCTGCACCAGGATTTCGGCTGCAAGCTGGGCGCAGGGGCCTTCCTTGATGATGCCGGCGATCAGGCGCTTGGCTTCGATCGCGTAGGCCACTCCCGCGCCCTGTGGGGCCTGCCCGAGCGGCACGCCGAGCGCGGCCCAGCACTGAGCCCCCTGCGCGTCTCCAGCCTTCTGGGCGAGCGCCGCGGCGTTCTGGGTGTCCATCTGCGTCTGAGCGCACGCCGTCATGCCGAGGATGAGCGCGAGCGGCAGCAGAACCCGCGTCACGATCGCGAGACCGCCAGGCCCCAGGTTGTGCGTTTTCACCGTGCCATCCTTTTCTCGCATCGTGCATTCGCCGGTGGTCGGGTTCGCGCTGACGACCTCGCCCGGCACAGTCGCAAGGCTGCTGCGATCGACGACGCGATAGCGCCGCTTTATATCCTCGGCATGGAAGGTTTCGATCCGGCCCTCGGGTAGCTCGCTCATGCTGCACCTTGCGGAGTGAAGTAGCCGGCGACGAAGGCGATGATCGTCGTGATGTTCGCGGCCTCGCCGGCCCCGATGCTGATCCCGCGGCGCGACAGTTCGGAGATCAGGATGCCGGTCAGGGCCGCCGCCAGGGTGCCGGCTGCGACCTTGGGATGCAGGCTCATGTTCATGCCGTTGCAATTCCCTGCGCCGGCTGCGGATGCGGCGCGAAGGTGAACGCCCCCTCGGGCAGCGTATCCGGCAGCACCACCATCAGCAGCGCCTGCACGAACTGCGAAAACTCGGACGGGGTGAGGCTGAGCTTCAGGTTCAGCGAAACGTCAAAGCGTGCTTCGGGCATCGGTTTTTCTCCTCAGGGATGGATCAGTTTCAGCAGCAGGGTCGCAACCGCAACCAGAAGCATTACCACCGTCGTTCCGGCAAGAGCCCACAACAGCCCGTAAATATGGTTAAAACCTCGGTCTGCGGATTCTCGGGTCGCGTCGATCTTCTTGTCGAGCGCAGTCAGGGACGCATTGAGCGCAACATATCTATCGCGACATTCGTTCAAGTGATGCTCGAACAACTTGGTTATGCCGAACATCGGTTATCGTCCATGCCCCGTCAAAATCGCGTCCTCGAAATTGCCATTTTTCGCATACCTCCTATACAATTCCCCGTGGGAATAAAACGCCGACCTGGGTGGTGGCGCATCGCCATCTAGCCGCAGCACCAGCCGCCATCGGTGATTCCGGGACTTCCGCAGGATTCCACCGACCTGATCGAGCGTCAGCCCCTTCTTGAAACGCCGGGCGTAAAGCCCGCCGCGGGACATCCTCCAAAGGGTGAACACGTCAGGCTCGGCGGCGGTCAGGTAATCCGTGCAATGCCGCGCTGAAAGGCTTGCACCATCTCGCCGCAGAGATCCTTCAGGGTTGCCGGATCGCGCGCCCAGAAGGTTACTGCGCTGCGGTCATCGTCCTCGGGCGTCGAATGGTCGAGCAACGGCTGGGCGGTCTTCAGCCATATGCGCAGACCGTAAAATGGCTCGCCTTGAGTGCTCCTCTTGACGATTAGCTGCACGCCCTCGCCGAGTTCTTCCTCGTAGACCTGGATTCGCATCTCTTTTCCCCCTCTTTCATGGTTGGCCGATGAAGGCGATCGCCTGGTCCGCAAGCTGTGCGCTCGGTGCGCTGTAGCGGAGCACCGTGCTGCCCGCGGAGAAGGTTGCGGGCGGCGTCACCGTGATTGACCGGCCATCGGCACTGAGGCGCGCGGTCCATCCTGGCTCGTCGGCCGCCACCGCGGCATCGCTCGGCGGCTGCACACCCGGCCCGAACACGATCGGCGCCGTCGCCGAGCCACCCGGCGGGACCGCGATCGACTTGGCCGCGCTGTCACCGTTCCCGGTGTCGATCCACACCGCCGCCGGCCCCACGGCGATCACAGCAGCCGGCTGATCGACCGTCTGCGCGGCGAGCGGAGGCATCGCCAGCGCCAGCGCGAGGGCCAGCCAGCGGATCATTTGCCCCCTGCCGATGCCGCCGCTGCGGGCGGCGCGAACGTCGCCGTGAAGGTGAAGATGGTGTTGCCGGTAGCATTCACCGGCGGCGGCACCGGCCCCACGTCGAGGTCGAGGCCGTTCACGACGAAGCGATTGTCGGACACCGTGGCGGTTGCCGGGCCGCTGCATGTGCCGCTGAGCGCCGGGGCGAACGTCCCGAGCTTCTGGCCCGCGAGAAGCGGAGCCGCCGCCGTGAAGGCGACGTTGCTCGCCCCAGGGCCACCGTTGACGATCGTGCAGCCAGCCGGTGGCGTGATCGTCACCACGACATTCACCTGACACTGGCCGGCCGGTAGCCCAGCCGTCGTACACGGCACCGTCTGCGCCATCGCCGGCGCGGCCAGCAACATCGACGCGAGCGCCATCCAGAAACGCATGATCTTCTCCATCACCACGGGACCGATATGCTCAAACCGCCTGCGCCTGGGCTGCCTGTTGGCGGCGGGATCGGACATGCCCCCGTCAGAACGCCGGTCGTCGGCGTGCATAGCACGGCGAACCCTACTAGTTTCGAATTGGCTTCTTGCGAACCCTTGAGAACAACGAAGCCGACGATCTTGCTGTCTTCTTCCGCAATGCTGTTCAATACAGCGAAGCCAACGATCTTGCTGGTTTCTTCGGCAATACCATTCAGCACGGCAAATCCAACAATTTTGCTGGCTTCTTCCTCCGTAAGTGCCCATACTGAAACAGACATAAACATTAGTAACAACACTGCACATAAAACTTTCTTCATGGCAAGCTCTTAACGCCGATATTCATCTGATTCGTAGACGTGTTGAATACTTCGGAAATTCCCCACGTTGTACCGGTCGCCGGCGATGTGTCTCGCTGGAGCCGATAGTTGGCAAAGTTATTGGTCAACGCCGTTGTCGTCCCTGCAAGATAATCCGAGCCACTTATGCGCCAGGACCAGTCGAAATTCTGCGGCCCGGTTATACTGGCGAGCAGCCGTGACTCAATTGAAACCGCCTTTACGCCCCATGTTCCGGTCGGCGCTGCCGTCTGCACTTTCCACTGCGACAACACATTGCCTGTCGAGTCCGAAACAAACGTTCCATCACTGATCGTTGCTTTATTGACATTCGCGAGCGTATTTGGCGTCCATCCCTGAGTGTTACCTGCCGCTTGCAAAATCAACGTCGCCAATCGCATCGAGCGGGTATCTTCACTAGCAACAATTACTTCAGAGATACAACTTCCGTCACTAACACAAGTTAGTGTTGTATTACTAATTGATCCAATTGCAATTTTATTCCATTGCGTATTTGCATCAGTACATAAATTGCCAGTGTAACTTATACCTTGAACATTATTGATATATAATACTGCCGTATCACCACTGGAACACGTAGAACTGATGCCGAGATCAATTTGTGTAATAGTACCTGCTGGATACGCATTTGTGTACGTTGCTGTTGACGTAGCAAGATCAGTGAACGTTCGTGCAGCATTGGCAATTGAAAGTTTCAATGTTCCATTTGCGCCGGTCTGGCGGAGATATAATCTCCCCACGCCGTCAGTGCCATATAAAATCAAAAATTGTTCATTATTTGTTGTAGTTATAACATTATATGCCGAAACCTTCAAATGTATCCAGCACGGATTATTACACGCCGTAAAAGTGGCTGGGGCAGGTACCAAAAGATTCGTTGGTGGATCAGAAGTGGATGTGCCATTTTGCACGGACATTGATGTGCGTGCAAAAGACGCATCGAATTGATTGCCGCCATTGGTACTAGCGCAAGTTCCGACACATGTAAAACTCGTATCCTCGCCACCGAACCACAGGATCGCCGCAGACGCCGGTACCGGCAGGGCCGGAAGCGTCGCAAGAACCGCAAGAAAAGCCGAGCGAAACATCTTAGTGCGAAACATTGGCCGCCACCGGAGCGATGAGGATGTGTGTGGAGTCTATCACGTCATAGGCGAAGATGTCCTGCGCGTTTGCCCCGGTCGATAGCGCGGGCAGGGCCGAGACCCCGCCGGCCGCGACCCACTGGCTGCCCCACGTCCCAATTGTGTCGGAGCCTGTCGCCGACTGGTTGACGATGATGACACCGTGCTGGTGGTCGCTGGCGGCTGCCGAGATGTTCGTCGGGTTTGCGATCGTGCAGGGGCAGGACGCATGAACCAGCGTGATCTCGAAGTCCTGCTGAGCGCTCAGATCGAAAGTAAAGGTCGCGGTCGAGATCGCGACATTGCCGCCCTTGACCCGCTGCGGCTTGGTGAAGCTCTGCGCCACGTCGAGGAAGGCGAAATTCCCGTCAGACCCCAGGCAGCTTGACCCAAGCGTACATGTGCTGCCCGCGATCGTGATCGATGGGCTGACGAGATCGGCATTCGTGACAAGCCCGGTTGCCGTAAAGCTGCTCGTGACCGTAAGGCCCGAAATGCTCGGCGAGGTCGATAGCACCACGTTGCCGAGCGAGCCCGTAACGGTAGCTTCGCCCAGCACCCCGGCGTTGTCGTAGAGAATACGCCCGCTCGTGCCGCTCGTGATCGCGGTCGTGCCGACGACAAGATTTGCCCCGCCTCCGGCCGAATAGACCAGCGTCCCGCTGCCGGTCGGCAGGGTCGCGGTCCCGCCGCCCGTCGCCGGAGCCTTTACCGTCGATGAACCGCTAGATGAGCCGTTGAGGACGAACTTGCCGTCGTTGAATGACTGGATGCCGCTCCAGGTCCACGGCAGCGCGATGAATTGCTCCGGCCGCAGCCCGGTCGTCTGGGCGAACGCGAGCCCGATTGCGCCGACCAGAAAGCACACCGCGCCGACGATAAGCCCGCGCCTCATGGCACGCTCTCCCAAGTCAATGCCGCGGCGAGGATGAACATGCCCGTCGTGTTCGGATAGATCGTGATGCCGGCGTTCGCGGCCCCTTCGTTGATCGTCCCGCCCGAGGCCGGGTAGGCGATGATGGCGTTCGCGCCCTGGTTCGTCACCGCGATCAGATCGAGGCTCGGCAGCACCACCCCGGTTCCCGAGCCAGCCGTCGAGATCACGTTGAAATTCGCCGTCAGGACGAGCGCAGTTCCCTGGTTTGTGCCGATCGCTGTGAGGCCTGTTGCCTTGGTGAAGGCCGCGGCCCCGGTCGCGCCTGTCGCACCAGATGCCCCGGTTGCACCCGAAGCACCTATCCCCGTTGCCCCGGTTGCCCCATCTGCCCCGGTTGCCCCGATTGGCCCCGATGGTCCGGTCGGCCCCGTCCCGCCGTCGGCGCCTGCAGCCCCCGTGGCCCCGGTAGCGCCGGGCGATGGCCCGGTCGGCCCCTGCGGCCCCGTCGCGCCGGATGGACCTGTGGCCCCCGAAGGCCCGGCCGGCCCCGATGCCCCCGCCCCGGTCGCTCCCTGAGCCCCGGTGGCCCCGGTCGGCCCTCGAGCGCCTAGCGGCCCCGTCGCCCCCGTAGCCCCGGTCGCGCCACCAGTCCCGCCTGCCCCGGTCGCACCGGTCGCACCTGTTACCGAGGCCCCTGTCGCACCCGTCGCGCCATCATCGCCGGTCGCGCCGGTTCCGCCATCGGTTCCAGCCGCCCCGGTCGCGCCCGTCGCCCCCGTAACTGACGCCCCGGTCGCGCCGTCCGGTCCTGTCGCGCCTGTCGCGCCGACCGCGCCCGTTGCACCAGGACCACCGCTCTGCGGGCGCGGCATCCATGCATCGAGCGACTCAACCCAGACTAGCGCATCATTGTCAGCCGGCGCCTGCGGGCCGAGCGCGCGGCCCTGCAACCCAACATCGAGCGGGCCGAGCGTATCCGAGCCGGGAGGCCGAGAGCGGGCCATCGGAGGTTACGGGCAAACCTTCAGCGTGCCACTATCGCTGTAGACCGTACCTGTCGGCTGCACGATCGGAGATGAGCAGCTTGTCGGCCACGTAGCGGCGTTGATCGGTGCGCCCGGCACATAAGCCCCGAGCGGCGAGCTGTAGGACAGCGCCTGCGTCCCCATCGGATGAGTCGCTACCACCGGGACGCCCTGGATACCCACAACGCTCTGTCCGAGCACATCGGGCTGCGTCGGCCGCTGGGCCAAAACCTGCATTGCGAAAAACCCAACGCCCATCAGCGCCGCAAGCGCGGTCAGCAACACAAATTTCATTTCGCCCTCACTCGTTCACGTATCAGCCTTTGCAGCGCATTAAGATGCGGGTCAAGCGGATAGAAAGATGCCGCGCGGTCGAGCCCGGCCAGGATCTCGGAAGGGGATTGCGGCCACCGCGCCATCACCCGCGACATGGTAATCTCGGCCGCAAGATTGCTGACCGCATAAGCCGCGCCGACGGCCAGCCAGAAAGCCCACCACAACCGCAGCCACAAAGCCGGCGGCAGGCTGATGGAGCGGGAACGAGATGCACGCCTGAACGATGATCGCGACAAGAGTCGCGCGCTCACCACGGCTCCTACGCCTTTCCGTCAAGAGCAGGATCGGGATCAAAAACCACAATACGCCAGCCGGCCCAAGCTCGAACAACATCTGGAGGCCGTCGCTGTGCGCCGTGTCGTACCTCGGATAAGCCGCGGCAAACGATCCGAGGCCGTTTCCGAGCCACGTCATCCCCGAGATCGCCGCTTGCCATATTTCGATCCTCTCGCTAGCACTCGGAAGCCTCCAGAAAAGCGCCGCGGAAGCCGCTACGGCAACGAAGAATGCCGCTAGCATCTTTGCCCGCCATGACGCTTCCCATGCGTACAGCAGCCCCAGGGCGCTCGCCAGCAGCGCCGTGCGGGAGTGGCAAAGGAGCACAGGCAGAACGGCCGGCAGAACGAGCGGAGAACGAGCCAAGATCGCCCACACCGCGACGGGTGCGGCAAACTCGGCGAGCGCCTCCGAGTTCCAGAACAGGCCCGCGGGCACGCTGATCTGCCCGACCGGCGACCAGCCGAAAAGCTGCGCGACGCACAGGACACCCGAGACCCCCGCGCCGAGCGCAAGCCCGGTCATCACGCCGTCGAGCGATTTAAGCCCTGCCGCGGCGATGAACGCGAGCCCCAGGAAGCACAGAAAGAGAAGGTCCTGAGCGCCCCGGTCGAGGCTCGGACATCGGAGGATAACAATGCTGACAAGCGGCGCGCCCAGGAGCCAGAGATATCGCGCTTCGACCTCACGCGGGTCAAGCCGCGAGGCGAGCGGCACCCCGACCGCGATTGCGGCCCAGCGGGGAACCAAGGCGGCGCCGAGCAGGCCCGGCCAATAGATGACGGAGATGCAGAAGCCGAGAACAGCGAATCGGCTTAGTAGAGCGCGACCAAATTGCTGCACGTCGTCGCGCTGACCAGGCGGGCCATAAAGGTGATGACCGCGCCCGCTGGCACATTATCGAAGGCTACCCCGGCAGTATCGAGGTTGAGCAGCAACGTCATGTTGCAGGCGGTCGCGTTGCCATTGAAGATCGCCTTCGTCACCGGGAAATAGGTGCCGGTCGAGATCGCGCGACCCTGCTGATACGCCGCGAACTTTGCGTAATCGCCCGATGGCGGCAACGGGTTTGTCGCCGCTGCCCAGACCGCGAAGGCGAGCCCCGCCGAAGCCAGCGCCGCGAAGGCCCAGATCCCGAGCCGCATCAGTGGGGGGACGTCACGCATCGGCCTGGCTCAGAGCTGCGGCGAGGCTTTCGGTCCCTTCTTGGAACCGCCTTCGCGACCGCCGGGCAGCGACTCGTGCGTCGGCATCGCCCGGCCGTTGCCGCTCATCGGCCCCGGCATCCCCGGCTCCTGCTTCTGCATGTCGTGCTCGTGCGACTGCTGCGGCATGCTCTTGCGGTCACCTGCCATCGGTCTTCTCCATTGCCTCGTCGATGATCTTCAGCAGCGGGGCTGCCTGTCGGTAAGGCAAGCCCTGCAACCCTTGAACGATCAACAATAACTGTTGCTGCGTCATCCGCAAAGTCACCATCGGCGCATCGGCGGCGAGCGACGGCGCGGCGGCAAGGATCACGGCAGCAAGGGCGAAAGCCTTCATTCGTTGATCTGCACGTTCGAGAAAGAGCCGGCGGACCCGCATACCACAGCATCCCCGATCGCGATCCAGCGGTTTTCCGCCGTCGCATAGGGCGCGAAGGTCACGCCTGACACAGCGGCCGGGAGCGCCAGGAAGGCATCGCCCGTCGCCAGCCCGAAACTGATGAAGAGGTTCTGCTGGCTGATGCCGTTGATGTTCGCCCAAGGGCCGGCCTGGACCGAGCATGCGAAGCTGCCAACGCCGGGACCGAAGAAATCGCAGAAGGTCAAACCCCAGGTGTTCGCCGAATTGGTTGACACCCCCGGCACCTGGATCGCCGCCGTCGATGTCGTATAATTCGTCGCCAGCCTCGGCAGCGAACCATTGGCGTCGAAAGCACTCGAATTGTGGATCGCGAAGAAGCTCAGGCTCGCATAGGCAACGTCCGGGGTTGAGACGTTCACCGTGACGACACTCGGCGAGATCGCCGCCGGCGCCACCGCGTACCAAACCTCACTTGCGACCCAGCAATCCCCGAAGAACCAGCAACTCGGTATGAAGTTGCCGGCGCTGATCCGCTTCTTCCAGGTGACGCCCGCGCCGGTGATGCCGGTTACAAATGGAACATAGTTCGGGGAACCGCGATTTTCCGAGTTGATCCCGACGTGCATGATCAGCAGGTCGTTCGCGTGGATCGTCGAAATGCCGATCGTCCGGGTCGGGAATGTGTGGTTGTAGGTCGTGCCGAGCGTCGCCTGTCCATCCAACTGGCATGCGGCGTGAGCATGCGAGGCCAGCGCCAGAAGCGCCAGCCAGACCGCAAAGCGCCTCAGGTGCGCGAGCATTGCAGCGTGATCGCGATGTCGCCGAGGGTGATATCGGCCGGGGTGGGGAACTCGAACTCGACCAGATCGCCGGCAGCAAGCGTCATCCCGGCGCCGGAAGCAAAGGCTCCGGTATTCGAGAGGTTGAACGTCACCGTCCCGCGCGCCGTCCCGACGCCCGCCGTCACCTGATTAACCGTGATCACCGCCGAGCTCGATGAGCTTTCGCGGGCGTATCCAATCGAGCCGCCAAACCCCGAGGGACAACTGACCGCCCGGGTGATCGCCACCCGAACGATGGCTCCGTCCGCGGGAATACCGGGGATGAACATCGCAATGTCGAAGGGACAGCCCCCCGCCGGGAGATTGCTGCAATCCGTCACCGCGATCGGCTGGAAGGTGCAATCAGCCCGGAGATAGTTCGCCGTGCCACCGCCGGTCGCCGGCACCAGACCCGGCGCGCTCGATGAGCATTGCGCGCTCGGCGCGGTTCCGCCGAAGCACGCCTGCAGAGCCTGGAGGTCGGCCATCACCTGCGTCGCGTCGTAGACCACGCCGTTTTGCAGGTTGTACGGCAAGAGGCATACAACCTGCGCCGAGGCCGAGCCCGCCCACAACAGGCCGCACAGAGCGAGAAGCGGAAGCAGCACGCGGCGCATCACGTCACCGTCACGAAGAAGTCGAAATAGCTCGTCCGAAAGCCCGGCTTCTCGATCTTTATCTGACCGGAATACAGACCGACCGCAAGCGTTCCTGTCCAATTCGTAACGAGGTTCTGGCCCGTCACGGTGAATTCGTCCCCGATAACCGTTCCCGCGGCGGCCGATCCGAGTGTCGCTGACAGCCCACCGCCGGCAATTGCCGCCAGGGTCTCCCCGGTCCCCAACTCGAACGCCGAGTCGACGATGCTCATCCCGATATCCCAGCCGGCCGCGATCACATCGGCCGATAAATTTGCCAGCGCCGTCGTTCCGTTCGTGTCTCCGGTGATCCCCGACGAGGAAAACTGTTCGATCGCAAAGACGCCTTCATCATTCTGGTTTCCCGTCTGAACGTCGGACTCCAGTTCGTTAAACGAAAGGGTGAGCAACGGATTGACAATCACCGTGCTACCGACCCGCACGACAACTGTGCCGATCTTGGTCCCCATCGGTGCGGCGCCGGGAATAATTAACGCTTGCGCAACAGGTTGCCCGGTAACGTCATCCAGAAGAGCTTCAATCTGGGCGGTCATGGGCTGGTACGGGAAGTCGGTGTCGAAATCGCCCAACACCTGATACCGCAAGTACCAGTTTCCGAATGTCACCCCAAACCGCGCCCGGCATTCAAGATCAAGAAAACACTGCTTGAATACCAGCGGAACATGCCACGGGATTTTATACTGGTTCAGGAAACCTTCGACGGCGTAGCCGAGGAAAGCCCCGGAGATTGCCTGTCCGGTAATCGGCATCGCATAGAGGCCGGCGATCGTAACCTCGTCCAGCAACTCGCCCGCCTCGTTGTATGCCCGGATCGTCAGGTCGTGATCGGACGGCATCTTGAGGGCCAGCGCGGTCTCGACGATCGCGTTCATCGCCATAGCGCCAGTATCGGGCAGGAGCGTCGAGCACAATCCACATCTCACGAGGTTTCCTGCGGTCAAAAATCCGGTGTTCGGATCGAATACCGCCCCCTCTTCGTAAGTCGTATCGCCCGAGACGTAGCTGTCGCTGCGCAACAGCATTCCAGGTTGATTGAAGGTCGTGATGATGAACGTGTTGACCCCCGTCAATGGCGAGGTCCACGGCTGAATACCTTGGGAAGTAAGAGAGTGCGGGCCAGACCACACTTTTCGACTGACGTGAAACCACCATTCCTGAGTTGTACGCCCTCGGCTGGCCGAAAACTGACCGCCCGGAAGATCGTTCTCGACCGCGACCCGGATGATATCCGCGTTCGCGTTCAAAGCCATCCTGGTCGGTATTTGCGAAAACATGAACGGCAGGGTAATCCCGGTGCCGGCAGCGCCGATCGGTTCGCTCACCCTCGAACCGAAGTCGATGATGCGCAGACCCTCCGGCGAGACAAAGGCGAGGCCCAGCATGCTCGGCGCCACGGTGCGCGGCGCCACCGTCCCGGTCGGAATGTTCAGCTCGTTCAGCGTCAGCGTTCCGGCGAAGAAATCGCCGGTGATTTCCTGCGTCTTGCTGGCGCCCTCGAACAGCACCAGCGCCTGAATGATGCCTCCGGTCAATGCCGAGGTCAGCGGCAGACCCTCGATCGCCGTCGTCGCGAGCCCGTCATCGGTGGTGATCGCCTGGCTCGCGTTGGTGCGCACACAGGCGAGGAGCGGATCGGAGAACGGAGCCCCGTCGATCCCGCAGGCAAACCAGCACTCGCCGTTGTATTGCGCGACCCCGACCGGCTGCGAGGGCAGGTGATTGATCGCGGTATCGCCGGACCCCCACAACGGCTGCACCCGGGTGCCGCCCTTGATCAGGAGCGATTCGGTGCCGTCAACCGTCGCCGGCTGCGAGATGATCAGCGAATACTCGCCCGAGAACGAATAGGTCGGGACGAAGCCGGATGTCCCGGTGGCCGGGATCGAGATCGTCACCTGCACCAGCGCCGCGTTCTGCGTCTGCGAGACGATCGTCGGGTTGCCGACAACCACTGAACCGGCAACGATGCCGGGACCGTTCACCGCCTGGCCGCCGAAGGGAAAAATGAATGGCGCGGGGGCCACGGGCGCAGACGGCTGGGTATAGTTGAGGTTCAGCACCGTGTCGCCGGCGTTGTTCGGATCACCCTGCACGGTGATGAACGGTGACTGGATATCGACCAGCGTCGTGCCGCCTGGAATGCCCGTTCCCGCCACCGTCATGCCGGGCTGAAGGCCGGTTACATCGAAGACGCCGACCACCTGTGTCGAGCCGCTGGTCAGGTAGCCGTCAATCGAGGCCGAGAACGACGAAATGTCGAACCAGCCGAATTTCACCAGAGCACCTGGAAAGCCCGGATGCGTCACCACGATACGCTGCCCGACCTGCGCCATCTTCGGCGGGTTCCAGTTGCCGGTCGGGGATTGCGTCGCCGGCACATTCGCCGCCGTCACACCAAAGACCGGGATGAACCCGCCCGTCGTCAGGTCGCAGACAAACGGCTGGTCGTACCCAGCAGTAAGGCCCGTCGCGCACATGCCGAAGCAGAGGTTGCCGACGACCAGGTGAACCGATATCTGCCCGATCGGGGCCGGGAAGAGGTCGGGCCGGAAGTGAAGATCGCCCGCATACACGGCCGCCGGCCGCGGCTCCCAGGTGTCCATCGTGCGCGTCGATGGCACCACATTCGACAGCCGGAACATCGAGCCCTTGGGCGCGTTTGTCCCGTCGATCGCGTCCGTAGCGCCGTGCAGGCGAAGGGTCAGGGGCTTGGCGTTGCGCAGCGGCACCGCTCACCACCCGATAGTCTTCGTGTTCCTCAGCAGCGGGAATTGCTTGCCGAACCGGCGGCGGTCGAGCTGCACGGTCTTCGCCCGGTTCGTGTCGTCGTCCTTCATCTTCAGATAGGCGTCGAGCATCTGACCAGCATGCGCCGCATACGGCAGGGCGCGGGTGTCGTCGGTCAGTTCCATCAGCCGCGCGGCAAGCATTTCGGTGAGGCTGCCGATGTGCGGAAACCACGGCACCGAGTTTGCCGCGGCCGTCGTCAGGTTGCCCATCGCGTCGGTCGCGAGGTCCGGCATCTGGCGCTGATACCGCAGGTTCACCGGGTAATTGCCGGATGGCGGCGGGTAGGCGTAGCCGACCCCAGGATAGCCGAAAGTATAGACCCCGCCCGCCGCGGTGAGGGTCGCATCCTGCGAAAGCTGCAGCGAGGTTCCCGTGACAGAAACGACAGTCGTGTTGACCGATTGCTGGGCCGCGGTGTCGTAAGGATCAGGCGGAACCCCCGGACCCTGTACGGTCATCCCGGCGACGATCCCTGTCGGGTCGAGGATGTTGTCGAGCGTGGTGTTGCTGTGGACCGTGCCCGTCGTCGTGCGGGCGATCACCCGCTGTGACATATCCGTCGCCCAGAGCCACGGGTAGGAGCTGATGCCCGCCTGCTGCACCTGCATGTCAAATTCTGACAGATCGCAGGGGATCATCGGGTACGGGACGCCGTTGATGAACCAGAAGGTCGATTTCTGCGTTCCCTCGGAACCCGAGGAGCCGGAGGTCCGCAGATAATCGAGCGGCAGCGGGTAGGGGCCGGATGCGCCGATGTTCTGCCCGCCCAGCATCGACGACGCCTGCGAATTGAAGATGAACGAGAAGAAGCCGCGGGCGACCGCGAGGTCGCGTTCCTCGGCCAGATCCTGGAGGATGGCGTTCAGTTCACCCGCGGCCTGGCTCGAATAGCCCGCCGGCGCTTTGGCGCGCTGCATCGCCCTCGCGAGGATTTGCGATGCAGTCTGCGCCATCGCTTACTCGGCGGCTTGCGCCAGCGGCTCCGAGTCGCCGTCGATCAGCAGGCGGCAGCGGGCCATCGTCTCCTCGCGGGTCGCGATCTGCGTCTTGTATTCCTCGATCTGCTTCTTGAGCACGTCCAGATGCGCGGTCTGCTGTTTCGACAATCGAGGCACACGCCCGTGGGTGCCGAACACAGGTGTATCCGAGTTTGCCCCTCCAGCCTCGATTTGAAATCGCTCGCTCGTTTCCGCATAGTCTCGGGCCGCGGCTGCGAGCAGGTTGCGCAGGATCGTCAACTGCTTCTGATGCTCGACGAACTCGATCTTCGCCTGCTGCCGGTCAGCGACATGCGCCATGCGATCGACCAGCTCGTCGAACTCGTTGGCCGGCAACCCCTGCGCCACGACGGTCTCGAACCCGATCTGCCGATGCGGCGAGGCCGTGATCGTCATCGTCACCCGGATGGCTGGCTCCTCGCGCTCCGGTGGGATGTAGTAGGGGGCGCCGCTGGTATCGCTCATGCGGTGGCTCCCCGGCGTTCCATGATCGGGCTCTGCAACCCGGTGCCGCCGGTGCCGCGGGCGACGCCGCCCATAAATGAGAACGCGCCGCGGTTCTGGTCGTAATAGGCCGGCGACTCGCCGTTGACCTGGGCATGGTGCTTGCGCGCCTTGCCCATCATATCGAGCAGCGTCGCGGCTTGCGCGCGGCTCACCTGATAGGTCCGGCCGTGCGCGAACATCTTGCCATCGATCCGGATCGGATCGGGCCAGTTGATGACCGCGGCGTTCGGCGAACGCAGCATCGGCAGGGTGATCGTGATATCGACGATTTCGTCGAGATACCGGCGCCGGGCGTCCTTGGCCGGGGTGACGCCGGCCGCATCGCGTTCCTGCTGGATCAGCCTCGCCAGGATGTTTTTCTTCGCGTTCGCCCGCCGCTCGACCTCGATCTTGGCCTTGGCTTCGATCCGCAGATTGAGCACGTCGGCCGCTGTGATCAGGCCCTCGTCGATCAGCGCCTGCGTTTCGGCGTCGAACAGGTCTTCGACGGGCTCGGGTTCCCGATCCGGCGCGACATAGGGCATCGGCTCGGACACTCCGAGCGCGGCGGCTTCAGCCCTTTCCGCCCGCCGACGCGCGCGACCTTCCGTCATCCTGCGCTTTTGCTCCTCAGTCATCGCTTCGCCTTTGCGCATCAATGGTTCCTCATCAGGAATGATCCCAGCCGGTGCCGGCGATGCTGTTGGCCGAGACCAGGATCGGCCAGCCGTTCGGATCGTAGGCCACATAGTCACCGGGCAGCACCTTGAGCACCCCGCGGTTCGGCACGTAGAGGAGCCCGTTCAGCGCCCAGGCGGCATTGCCATAAATCGGGTGGGCGACGTTCTGGTCATCGAGAATGTGCTGGGCGATCGTGGCGAAGTCCGCCTCGGGCGCCGACATCGAATAGGGCATGGCGACAAGCGTGGTCTGCGCCGCCGTGCCGAGAGTAACTGTCGCCATCAGCGCTTCCTCTTTGACTTCGCGGGCTTCATGCCCCGCGCCGTGGGCTTGCTGCCACGCATCAGTCCCACCTTGTTGGCAATCGCGAACTTCTCGCTCGGGCCGCCCGGCAGGCTCGACGCGCTCACCTTGTCCTCAAAGCTGGCGAGTTTGGTCTTCTTGCCGCCAGGCGTGCGCCGAGGCATCATGGATTTCCCGTCGCCCAGCCGTCGATCTGCGCGACCACCGTCGCGTCGATCTGCACGTTGAGGTCCGCCGCCGCCAGCAGCACGGCATCGTGGATCTCGGTCGCGGTCGGCGTGTCCGGCAGAACCGCCTGCACCGGCTCGCCCTGCTGCAAGCGCAGGGTCTGCGCATTGCCGACCGAGCCCAGCATCGGGTTGTTGGCTGCCGCGATGTAGAGACCGGACGGACCCATCCCGTCGCCGACCCAATCGATATCAAGATAAACCCTCAGGCGAACCGCCATGTCACTTCCCTTTCTTCGCGCCGGGCTTGCGGCCGATCGGCGGATTTTCCGTGTAGCCCGAAACCCGGTAGCCGCTCACCGAGCTGGGCCGCTTCTTGCCCTGCGGGTTAGCAGATTTGCCGGTCGACTTCATCAGGGGTAGGCTCCGGTGTTCGACGCCGAGGACTCGATACGCTCCATGAACTGTTGGTTCGTGATCACGTAGCCATCCCAGCCCTTCCAGCCGACCACCCGCAGCTGGTTGAGCGGGTCGAACTTATCGGCCTCGAACAGTCTGGTCCAGGTCAAGCGTTCGAGTTCGAGCGCGCAGAACGCATCCTCGCCGAAGACGAACATCGGGAAAACGGTAATATCCTCGGCCGGCGCCGCGGGCGGGATCTGCATCAGGCCGATGCCCGTCAGGATCGCGGTCGTGCCGGGGGGAATCTGTACGGCTTGCCCGGCATAGGGGCCGGTCGTCGGCCCCGACGCCGAGAGCCCGAGGTTCATCGGGGAGGCGTTGACGCCCATTGCGATGTAGATCGAATAGGTGAAGCCCTGCGTCGAGGGGACAGTGACGCTGATCGAGCCGGTGGGGCCGGTGACGCTGATCGCCGCCGAAACCTGGGCGATCTGGCTCTCGTACTGGTTCTGGATGTCGGAGCCCGTTACCTGCACATAGTAGTTGGCGCTGGTCGCGAGGTTGCCTGCGGTGCCGGGGGTGCCGGCCGATTGGGCGAGGCCGGTCCAGGTCGGCAACATGTTGCTTTCGCAAAAATGCATGCCCCTCCACTGGCCGACTTCGTTGATGTAGAGCTTGTTGATGTCGCTGTAGGACCACGCTGTCTGCACGGTAGAGTTGTTGGCAAAGTCGTTCAGCGGGATCGGGTGGCCGACCGCGACGTAATGCTCGTGCGTGATCGGGTTAGCGAGCGCCTTGCGCGGCCCCTCCTCGATCGATTTGAAGACATCGGTCTCGGTCGGGCCGTTCATCATCGGCGCGCCCCGCGTCTTCAGGTTCGACACCGTGCGGTTAACCGTCGTCGGATCAAGCACGTCGCCGGCCACCAGATTGGCGCGCGCGCCGCGCTGGTTGACGTAATTGACCTGGGTCCCGGACGTGAGCTGCACCAAGCAGTTACGCTCGTAGGTCTCTGGCACCTGGTAGCCGAGCAGCCGGATCGCCTGCTGAACCACCGGATGGCGGATCGTGAGGTTCGCCACGTCGGGAACCGTCACCTTGTCGCCCCACTGGATGGCGACGCCCGTCACCTGGCTGATCGACATCTCTTCGCCGACCGGCGGGACGCCCTCGTTCAGCGGCGCGTAGGGCAGCGGCAGGCGGTTGAACCGGGTCGCGGTATAGGTCAGCTCTTCGTTGGTCGGGATTTTGACCTTCGTTGCAAACTGCCGCACGACGAGATGGCGCTGCGAGAGGCGCAGGACCTTGGAGTCGAGATACCGACTGATATCACCACTGAAATTTACGGATGCATTCGCAACCATTGTCACCTTCCCTTGATCCGGCCACCGGGCCGGTCAGGGGCGCGGTGACTTAGAGGGGCGTGTCGCCCCAGCGTTCCAAAAACGATTGCTCGCTGAACTCATCGCCGCGGCGCTGCGCCGGCGTGGCGGCGGTCGAGCGGGCACTTCCGGGCCGCGTGGTCTGCGCGGCAATCCTTCGTGCGCCGGTGCGGCGCTGTTGTTCGGTGTCCCTGCCGCTGCGAGACCGCACTTCCTTGCCGGCGAGATACGTGTAGACCGTCTCGCGGGTCGGGTTGCGGCCCTGCGCGCGCTCCTGCGTCAGCACCCGCTCGACCTGATCGGCCCAACGGCGGGCGGCGGGCTCGTCGCGTTGCAACTGTGCAAAGGATTGTCGGTCGAGCATGTCACCGAGGCGGATTTCCTGCGCCAGCATCATCTGCTGGGTGCGCTGTTCGACCCGCTGCTGCACCGCGAGAGCCGCTTCGTCGGGAGCCATCAACCGGATGCGCTCGGCGAATTCCCTCGCCTCGCGTTCCTGATCGACCTGCGGCTGAACCGGCTGCGGCCTCGCCTGCGCCTGGCCTTCGAGCCTCGCCACCCTCTCGCGGAGTTCCTGGCGTTCTCGATTGAGCGTCTGAATTCGGCGCTCGGCGCGGCTCGGCTGCCGTTCGGCCGGCGGTTCCCCGCCAGTTTCGGCTTCCGGCTCTACTGGCTCCTCGCCGACATCATCGGCGGGCTCCAGTTCTTCTTCGGGTGTTTCGTCGAGATCGAGATCAGCATCTTGCGCGTCGGGCTGTTGCCGCTCTTCTGACATGTTCTCTCCAGAGGGTTACGCCCTCAATGCGGAAAGCGGGTTACGCCCGCCATGCGATGGGGATTGGCTTTGCCGCTGTCTCGCGACCGATGTCAAGAAGATATTAAGTGGTTTTTCGGGACGATCCTGATCGGATAGCCCCTGACCGTCTTCCATGAATTACAGTTTTCGGCCTGTATCCGACGCCACCGCTCCTCTGATACCAGAACGATACCGTCTTCCGGCGGATCGAGCGCGACGCTATCGACGAACGCCTGTCCCAACGGCCCCAATATAGCCATTACATCTTCCTCGGCATGCCCGGCGCGCCGGCGCGCGCCATCTGATCGGGATGAATCATGCCCGCCGGCCCCTTGATCAGCCGCGGGCCGGCTGGTGTCGCGCCAGGCTGAGGCTGGCCCGGACCACCGCCACCACCTTCCTGCCCGCCCTGCATCGCCTGCATCATGCCGCGCTGCATCATCGCCGCGGCTTTCATCTGCATTGATTGCAGATGGCGCTGCATGTGGATGCGCACCATGCCGGTCGGATCGCCGGCCGCCATCGCCTGCTGATGTGCCGAAAGGTGCTGCGGGTCTTCGTCAAGCGGGTGAACCTGCACGTCGAAACCGTCGAGAAGCATGCCGTTCTCGATCATCGGATCGACCGAAAGCTGCTGCCGCGCATCCCTCAACACCTGGCGGGCGAGCCGCCAGCCGAACACATTGCCGAACGCTGATTCCAGGACCGGGGCCGGGTTGATCGTGAAGCCGGCCTTCTGCAAGGCCATCTGCATCTGCGGCGTCATCGCTACGTTCAAGAGTGCGATCTGCTGCTGCATCTGTGCCGCGTTGCGGGCCTGCTCGACCCCGAACCAGGTGAAGGTGTAGCGGTGGCTGAACTGGCGCGGCTTGATCCGCTCCATTTTGGCCTCGATCCCGAGCTCGCCGTAAGCCCGGATCATCACTTCGTCATCGCGAAACTGCGAATCGTATTCGCCGAACCGCATGATCAGCGGCGTCAGAACGCCCTCCTCTAGCACCGAGCAGGCTTCGGACGTAGACATGATATCGACGGTCTGCTCTAGCGCGATCTCGGCTTGGTTGCGCTTGGCGCCGGGGCGACCGGTCTGCTGCGGCAGCATCGCTGGGTTGACGCCCATCGTCTGAAACGCAAGGCTCACGTCGTTCTGGATGATGGCTATCCCGTCCTGCCAGAGCTTCGGAAATTCGGCAAACCGCGTCGAGTTCGGGTCGCACTCCCAGACCGCGGCGAGATTGAGCACCATCGTCGCGGTGCGCGGGTTTTTCTCCGGGTCGGTCATCACGATCGGCAGCATCGAATAGGTGGCGCTGTCGGCCGCCTGGTTGGCGATGTCGTTCGCGTGATACTGGATTGCCTTGATGCGCTCGACCGGCGCCATGCCCTTCATCTGCCCGGCGATCTTGAGCACCGGCTTGGAAATCAGCGGGCAGCGGTCATTCCAGAACGGGTTGCGCCGGCAGGACAGGACGAGGTCGTAGCCGCCGTAATACGAGCGGCAGAGCCGGTAGCCCTCTTCCTCAGAGACCTTCAGATTCTTCCAGGTCTCATAGACCAGGATATATTTGCCCTTGCCCTTGATCCCGGCGGCGTCAACCTGCTCGCGGGCCACCGAGCGCGGATCGTCGTCGCGCCAGCCGTCATGCTCGGCGATCAGGTCGGCATATTTTTTGACGAGGGTCCCGTCCGCGATCTTTGCCTTGAAGCTCTCCAGCGTCCAGCGCCGGGCGATCGTTACGCTGCCCCCTTGCGCTAGCGCATCCTCTACCGAATCCGCGGTCGGCGGAAGGATCAGCACATCGGGATCATGCAGGACCTCGACCGCCGGCCGCTGATCGACGATCTCCTCCTCGATGATCGTCTCGACATCCTCGCCCTCGGCCTCACCCAGCTCCGGCACCTGCACCTGCGCCGGCCGGGTTTCACGTGAAACCACATAGCGCTTCAACTCGTTCCAATCGACGTAGAGGTTGTACTGACCCTCCAGGTCGCCGTTCGGCAGCAGCGCCATCATGATATCGGTGCGCAGCTTGGTCTGCCGGACGTAATGCTCGATCAGCGCCAGTGCCGCGCCAGGCAGCGAGCCATCGTCGCTCGCCGCATCGATGTAGCGGCCCGACGATGGGAAAATCTGGTTGACGAAACGGGTCTTTCGCGCGTTAACCGCGTTGAATACTATCGGAACGTAGTATTCGCAGTTGCCCTGATAATTCTGGTTTTGATTGGTCTTGCAATTGTACATATCCCAGTTATCGAGGATCGCGTCGGCGCGGGTGCCCTGGTCCTCGAACCCGCGCCGGATGCGGTCGAACTCCTTGATCAGGTCCTTCCACAGCCGGCCGTCCTTGCGGGACGCCAGTTCGCGGTCGCGCGGCAGGTCCAGATCGGGTTCGTCATCCGGCATGCGGCAGCTCGGGCTCGACAGGGGTGATCAGGATAGACGGCAGCCCCTCTTCTTTCGCCAGCCGCAACTCCCGCCGCGCGTTCAGGATGGCGAGGTTCGGATCGCGGCCGGCGCCGACCGCCCCTACCGCCGCGGCCAGGTAGCCGATCGCCTCGCAGAGATGGTCGAGCCGCTCGTCGGTCATTCGCCCTCCCAACCGATCGCGGCGCGAAACCCCGCCGCATGATGGTGTCCTCCGCCGCCGTATTTCTTTGCGATCAGGCTCACGTCGGGACCGGAGTCAGTTGAACGCAGCGAGAACACACGGCCTGCGGGCGTATCCCAATAGCAGGCGGCGACACCGTCCGCTGCTACGGCCATCGTGTGACCCGCATCGCTCGTGAAGGTCAGCGGCAGGCATGCCACCGGCATCCGCATGCCACCGAGCACCATCTCCCGCTGCACCACCGGCAGCAGATTAGCGATGTCCTGGTGGTGCTTGCGCTCGATTGCCTCGCCCTCGATCGCCAACCGGGCAAGAATGCTACCCTCATCAGCCATCAAGCCCGACCACAGATCAAGATCGTAGGGATAGGAGAACACGGCAGCTGCGATCTCGCGCGTCTTCGGGAGCGCAAAACGCCACAAGTCGCGATCTTCGATATGATCGATAAGTTTGGGCCGAGGCGCCTTGAAGAAAAAATCCCACGCCAAGCCAGCGCCGCTTCGATCCATATCAAAGAGCGCATAAGGAACGCCGCCGCACCCCTCACACATGTCCTGATAAATGTTGTCAAGATGCCGCGGCCAGCCATTTCCGAAAGGTGACCGAAATCCCTGCAGGTCTTCTGCTGCGGTCTTGTGATGATCGAGGACCAAGAGGCTGGTAGCCTTCGCGGCCATTTCCTCGAATACCGGCCGCTTGTAACTGAAATCAACGATGATGACATCGCGATCAGCAACGTCGGGCGGAGGTTCCTGGTAAACGCCAGGATGCAGGTCCACCTCGTGGCCGAGAGCCATCCAGACGCACCACGCCGCGGCGAAGCCGTCCTGGCAATTTCCGTGATAAATGCAGAGAGGCTTCAATGTCTCGCTCCCAGGCCCGGCATCGCGCTCCGGTAGCGCCGCCCCTGCCGGTCGTAAGAGAAGTTACCCGTTTCCTCGTCCTCGCTGTCAACAACCCCGAGCGCCAGGAGGCCGGCGAACGCCTCGATCCCCTCCATCAGCACCCGGTATCGGTTGTCCTCGGCGTCCGCGCTCAGCACCCGCGCATGCTGCGGCCGGGCATACCCACCGGCAAGCGCGTTCAACGTCCAGCGACAGGTGTCGGCTATCTGCACCCTCGGCGCCCCCCGGCGCCCGCGGCGCTCGAACTCGGTCGTCAGAAAAGAGCGGCCCCGGATCTGGTCGCCGCCGCGCCGCACTTCCATCGGCACCGACTTCGCCGCCTGCACCAGCCCGAGGTTGCCATAGTGCTGCCAGTGCAGCGAGCCCGCCACCACCACCGGCGACCGACCGCACATCATCGAGGCCTCGCGCGCAATGCTCTCGAACACCGCCAGCGCGTCACCTTCGATCAGCCAATCAGCCAGCACCAGAAACTCGTTCTCGACAAATTGCATCAACGCCGCCGACACGATCCCCGACTTGGCGTTGCAGGCCAGGAAGATCGGGCGGCCCCAGACCTCGGCCAAGCCCTCGACGATGTTTTCCCGCGGGTCGAACGCCTCGTAAATCGGAAGGCCCGGCCGGTTCAGCACCGCATAGGCGAGCGCGTTCGGCGCGTCTATCCGTCCTCTCGGGAACCCCAGAAGCTGGTCAGCCAGCGTCTCCAGAGGCTTGACGAACTCGACCTCGCCGGCCCGGAAGAATGGCTGCAGCCCGCGGATGAAAGCGTGCTTTCCCCGCGGGGCGCGCACTCCGCGAAACGGTAGGGACACACGCCGGACGGAACCAGCATGTCGCAGTGGCTGCAATAAAAACTCATCCAGTCCGTCCTTCTCGACCCCGACCTCAATCGGCTCAAGCTCCTCGTTCAGCCGGAATGCCAGATCAACTATCGCGTCCGGCAACAGCATTTCCCCGCCGGCATCCCAGACCACCAGCCGATTGCGCACCCATGACCAAGCCGCCCAACCCGTAGACGCGCTGGCCCGCCCCACCGTCCGGGCCGGATCGATCATGCACCACACCCCCTCCCAGACCCGCGTCCGCGGCACCACCCGCATGTCCTCGCGCCGGAAAAACCGGGCCTCCTCCGACACCGCCCGGCACATATACTCCTGCTCCCAGCCGTCCAGATCGCCCAGCCGCCGAAACCGCGCCCGCGTCCGCTCGATCCACTCCATCGTAAACATCGACCCCGGCCACGAAGGCTGCTCCTCCCCCGCCTCGTCCAGATAGCAGATCGGAAAAACCCGGTTCGGCCAGTGATCCTCCTCAATCAACAGCATCGGCACCGACTCCGCATCCATCGGCGTCGTATGCACCCGAACCTTCCGCCGCGGGTCGCACGCCGGCAGCAACTCCCGCAGAAACCACCGCAGCGTCTTGCGACGCCCCTCCGGCGTCTGAACGTTGTCCTTGTCCTCAAAATCCGTCACCAGCACCAGATCAGGCCGAAAATCCAGGTGCTTGATCCCCCGGATGTCCTGGTCCCGCCCCAAAGCCTGCACGCAAACCCCGTTCGCCAGAACGATCTTCGTCTGCGTCCACACATCCCCCCGCAACTCCCCGTAAACCCGATGAATTACCTCGTTCATCGCGATCTCGTTCTTGATCGCCGCCAGAGGCTCCGCCGCCCGCCCCTCGTTCGACCCGATCAGCAAAATATTCCGGTACACCCCCTCGACCGCCGCAATCGTCACATCCTCCTCATCCGTCGTCGTCTTCCCCGCTCCCCGAAACGCCAAAATCACGCTGTCGGGCTCTTCCGACCAGAAGTCATCCACCAACTCCCGGTGATACGGAGCCGAGGCAAACTCATGCCGCGGCTCAAACAGTATCCGATGCGCAAACCACCGATCCCGCCGGAACCGCTCCCGCAACGCCCCCAGCGGATCAGCCCTCTTCCTAGGCAAGGTCAGGCATCCCAACTCCCCCACATCGGCGACCCCGGCCACGCAGGCGGCCGACACCCAGGCCAACGACACCGACCCTCCCCAGGACCGCACGGACACAATATCAAACGGGATTATCCCCGTGACGCACGTAAGGCGTACGGTTTAAGTTTCCGCCATATTGCGGGATCGGTAGCCCGCTGGCGCGCCCATTGTTCGACGAGGATGGCAAAAACCGCCTCGTCGAACTCAAACACATCCTCCATCGGAAAGCCTATGGGGTAGCTTTCGCCAGCCTCCACGGCGTCGATTCGCTCCGGATTAGCGAGGTAGACAACTCGCTTTCCGGTTTCCAACGCTAGACGCCTTACGGGTTTGCCACGATCTGCGCGGGCGACAACCTCTGGATACATACCCCGAAACTCCGCAGAAAACCTAGCCTCTGCCAACGTAACCACGCGCCGCCTTCACCATCACCGCCACTTACCCCCCCTCGCACCCATCACCAAATTCCCAAAATCACCGCCGGTTTCCGAAAGGGGCTGTAAATTTTTCCCATGGCCGGCCGGCGGCCCGGTTTTCCCCGAACGGCCGGGACGTTTCGGGAACATGCGGCAATGGTGCGTCGCAACACCCGACCCCTCTGTAGTCGCATAACCGCCATTATGGAAAATCGGGTTTCCTGCCGCATCAATGCCTTGACCGGTTTTTGCACCGCAGCAACCGGGAAACGGCTCGAGCGGCACAACATCTAGCCTTGTGCGCTGCCGTCCGCGCCGCTCGAGCGCTCTCCCTCAGCAGCCTTGAGCCGCCGGTTGAGCTCGGCGAGTGACCTTTGATCTTCGGCCCGCGCGCGCTGGAGTCCATGTTGCATGCCGCTGCGGTAGACCGCGAGCACGACTTCGACATAGGCGCGGTAGGCGACGGGATCGGCTGTAAGAGCGTCCAGGCGGAGGTTGACGATCTCCTCGATGTCGTCGACGGAGCATTGGAATGTCCATTCGAGCCGTTTGGCGACGGGCCATCCTCCGTAGCCTTTGGGACGCTGGCGGCCGCGATCGAGGGCTGCGGGGAGGATTTGCGCGATTTCTGCTTTACGGGCGGCTGGGAGGCTGGGTCGGGCGTCGGTGGGCATGCGGGCGGGTTATCGGAGATTGCGGACGAGCGCAACGGTTTCCGCGTACGCGCGCGGCTATAAGGGATTCTGTCTGAGGGGGTCTTGCGGGTTGGTTTGGGACTAAGCAGCGTGCGGGCGACGGTTTCTGGCCGTTGTTGGTGGCACTGGCTTACCGACGGTGCATTGCAGCGGGGGAGGAGGCTTCAGCGCTCGAGCGTCGTCATCGGGGCGTTGGCTTGGGAGCTATCGCCTATCGGCTTGCGAGTGCTGGTGTTGGATGCGGGCTGCTGGCGCAGTGGTTTTTATGCAGGGATAGATGGTTACGCGCGAATCGATAAACGCTGGATATTAGGTCAGTCAAGATGACCTATTTTTAGCGAGGATCGATGCGGCTTTGTGCGGTGCATTCAACACGGTGGCGTGTGTTGTTTCTGAGTCGGTGAGTCGCTGTTTGGGACAGCAAAAACCCCGCCGAAGCGGGGCTGATGTGGACGGGATGCGATCGCGCTCATCGGGGGGCATCCGCCGGCGGCAGGATATCGCTTTCGTGTTCGACCCGCCTGCCGGCTATCCGGCAAGCGCCACCATCTGGCATAACCCGCCCGGTCAGGCCGCGCCATCGGCCATCCAGCACGCGGTAGACGATCGGCCAGATCGTCGGGTCTCTCGCCCCGCTTGGGGGCTCGGTCGGATAGGTCCCGGCCGGGTCGATCGCGAGGATTTCGACCGTCTCGTCCGAGCGGCAGCGATAGCGACGGCCGGGGATGAAAGGGGTCATGGGCGCGCTCATCGCGGTTCCTCCGACGGCGGGGCGGGTGCCGGACAGTCGGGGTTGTCGCAACCGCGCTCGGCGACGGGCAGCAGCTCGCCGCAGCCGGGACAGGTGCGAGGGTCAAGCCGATCGTACTCGGCCGTCGCGGCGTCCCAGGCTTTGGCGTCCCACATGGTCAGGCCGCGCGACCGCATTGACCGATTGCCGGCGTCGATGCAAGCGGCGCGAACGATCGGCGGTGTCATCATGAATCGAGTCATTTCGGTTCCCCTTGGTTTACGCCGCGATGGCGATCTGCGCTACGATGCGATCGGTCACGGCTTGATAAAGGTCGGACATGGTTTTGATCTCCCCAGATCCGGTTACGCCACCTATATAGTGCGGCCTTGCGTTAAAGCGCAAGCGATTATTTAGCGATTACCATCTTTTTGCGGGACCGATTCGGGAACATGTCGGAAGTTCCCGCTGGCATCATGCAGCTTGCGCTGAACCGCAACCGCCATTATGTTTTGAGGCGAGGCGGGATGGCCCGCCGGATCTGGGGAGATCACCACATGACCATTCAAATCGTCTACGAAAGCGCGCCCTACCACGTGACCCGTGACGGTGGCACCTTACGTGTTTGCAAAGCGTCGGGAACGGCAGCCGAAGTTCTACGCACCGTCAAGATTATCGGCCGTAGCCGGCAAGGGTTGATGATAGCGATGGATGCTGCCCGTCGCGCCATCGACGGAGACCGCTCGAGCTCGGCTGGAAAGGCTAGGCAAGCATGACCTGGGGAGATCACAACCGCTGACCCGGGGAGGATCAAAACATGAAACTGCACTACGCGACAGCCGAAGAATACGATGCCATCATCGAGCGCATGGCGGCGCGGCGCAAGGCCGTCGCTGATATCGCCAAGCTGAAAAAGACCGCTAAATTCAGAGCGATGACCTTGCAGCAGCGATTGGACGCTCTGCGCCCACTGCAGGCCATCGTCGCCGCTCCTGTGTTGCGATGACCGACCGCCAGCCGGCCGGAATAGCTCTGACCCTGGGATGCCTGGCGAAACCTGACACCATCGCGAGCGGCCCGGTGCGTGTGGACCGCATCGGAGGCTGGTTTAATTGATCTCCCCAGATCCCGGCCGCGCCGCTCGCGACCAGGGGGAGATCGCAGACCTGGGGAGATCGTGATGAAACGTAAAATTGTCAGCCTGACCTACGCGCCAGGCGAAACGCTCAAGAGCGGCGGGTATCTGAGCCCGGCCATCTACGTAGTAGCCGACGACGGCACCGCATGGGTTGCCAGCGCCGACGACAATTCCTGCTGGAAAAGGATCGGAGATCTGCCCGATCGGCCCGATCGAAAGGAAGTCCCAATGATGCCGCACCATTCGGCCGCTCTGATAGAGCGTCTGGCGCGCGCGGCCTGCCGCGCAAGCGGCTCAAATCCCGATAGTTTCGGCGATGGCCAGATAAGGGGAGCATATGGGCATCCGCGCCCATCCTATGCGCCGGACGGCGTGCAGCGCCCCTGGCATGGCTTTGTGGCGGCGGCTGAAATGTTCCTGGCGATGATGGAGGCCGCGTTATGCACCCGACCGTGAGCGCCTGCGCCGCTGCCCGCCGTCAGTTGCGTGCGGCGAGAGTGTCGCGCTGGATACTCAATATCCTGCTGGTGAATGGGCTGGCGATCAGCCTGATCGCAATCGCGCTCGCCGCAACGCGCGCGCCCAATGGATGGTGGCCGCTGTGAGAGTGCTGGTCACAGGCGGGGCCGGCTACATCGGCTCATTCGTGTGTCGCGCGCTCGCCGCTCGAGGCCACGATCCCGTGACCCTCGATAACCTCTCGACCGGCAACCGCTCGGCAGTGCGCTGGGGCGAGTTGATTGTCGGCGATGTGTGCGACATGGGGCGGCTCAATCTCGGCAAGATCGAGGCCTGCATTCACCTGGCTGGGCGGTCGATCGTGGCGGAGTCGTTTCGGCGCCACCGGGACTATTACCGGGCGAATGTCGAGGCGACGAAGACCCTGGCGCTGTTGTGTGGCGTCCCGATCGTATTCGCTTCGTCCTGCGCCATCTACGACGCGGGGAGTTCGCCCTACGCATCTCAGAAGATGATGGGCGAGGCTATTCTGCAGCGCTGGGCTCGAGACCGGACCACTGTGCTGCGCCTGTTCAACGTGGCTGGCGCGGCCACCGATGAGTCTCTCGGCGAGGAGCGGCTAATCGAAACGCATTTGATCCCGCGGGCGGTGCGGGCCGCGCTGACGGGCTCGCAATTAGCCGTCAACGGCAATGCGCGCCGGGATTACGTGCATGTCGAGGATGTCGCCGAAGCGTTTTGCCTGGCGCTCGAAACATCGTGGCGAGGAACCTGCGATATTGGGTCGGGCCGTTTGACCCGAACCTACGAAGTGCTGTCCGAAGTCGAGCGGCAATGCGGCCCGATCGCCAAAATACCGGGGGACCGGGATGGCGAGATTTCAGATGTTCCGGCCGCGAACCCTTGCAATTCCTTCGGCTGGGAGCCGACCGGAAAATCGAGGCTGCCCTACATCGTCGAAACGACGAAATGCTGGTTGTCCCGATGACCGACGACGAAGCGACCGAAAACGTGGCCGTGTTCTTGGTTGACGGCTCGCGGATCGACGTGGGGACGCCGGCCGGGACGTTCCATCAATTGCTGATCCGCGTCAGAAACGATGGGATGCTGTGGACGAATGACACCTGCATCCCCTTTCACGCGATCAAGCTGATGCGGCTGGCTCCGCGCGAGATGATGGCAATCAGCGCCGCGCCGTGGTCGCCGTCCGGGCGGATAAATTGAATTTCACCCCGCTCATGTTCCTCGACTTCTGGTCGCTGGCTTCGAGCCTGCGGTCGAAGGTCGGACTATTCGAGACCGGCGTATTCATTGCCCGCGACGGCGACCGCTGGGCGGCTGAGTTGCGCGACTGGACGCCGCTGCGGAACGTCCTGGCGCGGGTCCGCAAGTCGCCGGCAGCGCAGGGCCACGAAATGGGCGGCGTTCGGATCGAGCGGCTGAACCCCGGCGAAGCGAGCGCCTGGTTGCCGCCGGCGTCCGACGTGATCGAGGTACAGGCGGCGATCGTGACTAACCCGAGCTGCTATGTGTTCGCCGGCATCGCGGCGCTGCACCTGCAGATCGGCCACCTGACCGCGGTTAATCGCGCCTTGCCGTGCTGTGCTGTCAACTGGGGCGAGACGCCCCGCTATCACCTGATCCTGGAATTCAGAAAGATCGGAGACGAGCAATGATCGACCGGGAATCCTTTGCCTTAGAAATTAAATCGCACGGCGAGGAGGCGATGCGACTCTTTGATGTGGCTATCGCGGCTGCCGCCGCCGCCGCCCGCGAGGAGGGCCGGCGCGAGGCGGCTATCGGGGCCGGCATCGAGCCGCGTGGCTGCCCCACACCCGGCGCCTGCTCTTGCATCCCGGCCCAGTGGCGACCGATCGAGACCGCGCCCAGGGACGGGACCGTGATCGACCTGTGGCGCGTTTTCCATCCAAGCGGGACAGACGAGCGTTTCTGCAACTGCCACTGGTGCGAGGGCGAATGGCGGATGCGCGGTGGCATCGCGATCGAGTGGGATTGGGACAATGAATCCTGCGTCGTGACGCACTGGATGCCGCAGCCGGAGCCGCCGAAATGAGCGACCAGACCTCGATCGAATGGACCGCCGGACCGGACGGAAAACCGGGCGCATCCTGGAACCCGATCCGGGCGCGCCGCCTGACGACGCCGGGCGCCGATGGGGGGCTTGGCTGGCATTGCGAGATCGTCAGCCCCGGCTGCGAGCACTGCTATGCGCAGGCCATCAACAAGCGACTCGGGACCGGGCTGCCGTACCGGGTGCCGTACCGGGAGGAGGCCGAAATCATCCTCGACGAGAAGGCGCTGAATGCGCCCCTGCACTGGCGCAAGCCGCGCCGCATCTTCTTGTGCTCGATGTCTGACCTGTTCGGCGAGTGGGTCCCGGACGAAACGATCGACCAGGTGTTCGCCATCGCAGCGCTGTGCCCGCAGCACACCTTTATCGTGTTGACCAAGCGCGCCGCGCGGATGCGGGATTATTTGAGCGGATCCGGACTGGCCCAAGAGCGCCGGGATCATATTGCCGTTGAGGCCCTTGATCTACGCGACTCATTGGGCGAGCGCCGCGGATTATTATGGTTTTCCGACAAGCAATGCTTGATCCAGCATGATCGTTGGCCGCTTCCGAACGTCTGGCTGGGTGTCTCGGTCGAGGATCAGCGCCGCGCTGACGAGCGCATCCCGCACTTGCTGGCGTCGCCAGCCGCGGTGCGGTTCGTCAGTTATGAGCCTGCGTTGGCCCCCGTCGATTTCACCCGCCTGTCTGTATCCGGCGACCTGCTCGATGCTCTGCGCGGCTATGGCGAGGACCCAGGCAGCCAGACCGGCGCACTAAATTGGATCATCGTCGGCGGCGAGAGCGGCCCCGGCGCGCGGCCGTTCAACATCGAATGGGGCCGCTCGGTCGTTGAGCAGTGTAAGGCGGCCGGGGTGGCGTGCTTCGTCAAACAGATCGGCAGCCTGCCCCTTGCCTACGGTTATCCGCTCGAACGCGGCCAGCATAGCGACCGCAAGGGCGGCGACCCGGCCGAGTGGCCGGATGATATGCGCGTGCGGGAGTTTCCGCGCACATGAATTTTGCCCGCCTCTTTGCCGAAGCGGTCACTGACGCTGTGCGCGATCATGCGAGCCAAAACCGTGAGATGCGCGCGGGCCATTATCTCATTTGCCTCGGCAAAGGCCGGCCCTGGATCGCCGCGCGGATCGTCGGGCCGCTCGACCATGAGCCGGGCAATCCCGACAACCTGCTCGACCGCTCGCCGCTCTGCCTGCCGCTGGTCGCCGACATCCTCGGCGATGACTGCGACCCGCTCGATGTCTGGTGCGCCTGGCGGCGGGAGGAGACGACCGAGGCTGATTACCGCTTCCGGTGTGCGGATGCTGGCTGGTCTCGCCAGCATGCGCCTTCCGAGCCGCAGGCCCAGCCGAAGCGCCAGATTGACCTGTTCACCGCGCCACCACCGTTTTGAGAGGGAAGCTATGATCAACGACTTTGCCGACCTCGAGCCCGGCATTGGCCACAACCGCCCGGTCGGCTGGCTCGCGCTCGATGACAAGGGCCGTGTCACGCTCGACGCCGCGGCAATGCGGGAATACCTGCTGGCAGAGATTGAAACACTCGCCGACCGCCGGGATGAACTGCTCGGGTCCGTAGCCCGGTGTCCGATCGAGATCACCGACGACGACACAGCGCGGCGGGTCGCCGACCTGATCAAGCTCATAATGGCGTGCGTCAAGAACGCCGAGGCCGATCGCGTCGCGCGCAAAGAGCCTTTCCTTGAGGGCGGCCGGCTGATCGATGGCACGTTTAAGGCGATCACGGAACCGCTCGACCGCAGCAAGCGCATCGTCGAGGGCCGACTGACGACCTACCAGCGCGAGGTTGCTGCTGCCGAGCGCCGGCGCCGCGAGGCCGAGGAACAGGCCAAGCGTGAGGAAGCCGCCAAGCTGGCCCGCGAAGCCGCAGTAGCGCTGGCGGAGATGCGTACCGAGGACGACCTGGCCGCAGCAATATTGGCCGAGCGCGCCGCTGGCGAGGCCGCAGCCGATGCGGAGGTTGCCGCCAGGGCAGCCGATGCCAACGCGGCAGAGATGAGCCGCCAGCGTTCTGACCTCGGGGCCGTCGCAAGCCTGCGGACGTTCTGGGATTTCGCCGATCTCGACCGCGGCGCGATCGATCTCGAAGCGTTGCGGCCGCACCTGGCGCTGGACGCGATCGAGAAGGCGGTGCGTTCATTCATCCGCGCCGGCGGTCGCGAACTTCGCGGGTGCCGGATTTACGAAAACACAACCTCACAGGTGCGATGATGCCCGGACGGATGCGGCATTGCTTTAATTGCGATTACGATCCACTCGATACTTGCGGGTCACGTGAATGCGACCGAGCCGCTCGTGACATTGCGTCTCAGCAGCGAGAGGAAGCCCACGATCAACTCGACCGCGATATGGGATGGGACAATGCCTGACGACACCAAGCTGCCGGCCCGCGCCAGCAACCAGGATTTGCAGACGCTGCCCTTCGACCAGGCGCTCGAAATCTACGCGCCGAGCCTTGCCGATGCGCTGCCGGACCACATCCCGCTCGATCGGTTCAAGCGGGTGGTCATAACCGCCGTCAATCAGAACCCGAACCTCGCCCGCGCTGACCGACGGTCGCTCTTCACGGCATGTGTCAAGTGCGCTCATGACGGGCTCTATCCCGACGACCGCGAAGCGCATCTCGAAATCTACAACACGCAGGTCAACAACGAGTGGGTGAAACGCGTTACCTATATCCCGATGATCGCCGGCATTCGCAAGCGCATGCGGAATACCGGCGAAGTGCTGTCCGCGACCGCGGAAGTGGTCTACAGCAATGACCATTTCCATTACGCCAAGGGCGAGGACCCGCGCATCGAGCACACGCCCGCAGCTATCGACCAGGAGCCGGGTCAGCCGGTCGGGGCCTACGCGATCATCAAACTAAAAAACGGCGAGACAATACGCGAAGTGATGTCGGCGCGAGAACTCAACCTGATCCGCGACAGTTACTCGAAGTCTTACAAAGATCGCGCCGGCAACGTGAACCAGTCGAGCCCGTGGGCGAAGAGCGAGGCCGAGATGTGGCGCAAGACGGTAATGCGCCGAGCCTCGAAGCAAGCCCCGAACGGCTCAGAGATGGAGGCGCTGTTCCGGCGGATTGATGAGGCTGAGGAAGTTCTGCCCTTGCCGCCGCCGCGCCCGCGCCGCGAGGATTTCACCGACACAGTTTCCGATGGAGCGCCCCTCCCCGCGGCAAGCGAGGGTGTCGAAAGGCCCGATGGGCAGAGATCCGGTGGCGCTCCCGGCGGCAGCGATGCCGTCGATGTGAAAGCCGGTAATCGGGCCGACCCTCGCATTTACGCCTTCGCGACCGCCGATGGCGAAATACACGAATTTGCGCACGTCGCCGATGCGGCCCAAGCTTACCGCGCGGCGCTGGAGGCCGCAAAAACCGTCGCCGAGATGGAAGCCATCTGGGAGAACGGCGCGGAGATGGTCAAGGAGATGTTCCGGGCTGGCGAGGAATATCACGCGACCGAGATCATGACGCTGCACGCCGATCGTCTGGCCGCGATGAAATCGCCTGGGAAGCCCGCTGGTGAGCCTAAGGCTGCCGAGGCCCCCTTGGCCGGCGGAACCCAAATATCGCCACCAGCGCCCGCCGCCGCTCGCCGTATGCCACGCAATCAGCCGCCGGCTGATCGTCCCCCGGAGCAAGCCGGTTCGTCTCCGGCTCCGGGGGATGCGCCCGGCCTGTTCGAGACGGCGGCGATCCCGATCCCGCCGGGTCCGAAATACCCGGATTTCGGCCTATGGCGCGAGCGGTTCGACGAGCGCGCTGACCAAATTCAGACCGTGCCCGACCTCGCGATCTTCTATGGCGCGAACAAAGCCGAGATCGAGCGGTACGAGAGTGCCTTGCCGGCGCAGGCGCAATCGTTCGATTACGACCGCCGCGCCAGGATGCTGCGGCTGCAGGTCCCGCCGAAATGAGCTACGCGCCGTCAAATCATCACCTGCAACTCGCCGCGGTCGCGCGGTATCGCAAGACCGAGAAGGGCAAAGCGGCTGCCGCACGTTGGGATAAAAAGCGTCGGGAAAAACTGCGGGCGCTGCGTGCCGTCGCCAGGGCCGCCGCCGCAGAGCCGGAACCAGCTGACCCGTGGGCCGGCGTTGACTTCCGGCCCGGATCGTAGGTGAATTGGCTTTGGGGGTGCGGGCCGCCGGGTTGGGGGACTCGGCGACCCGCGGGGTCGAACGTTGGGGACGATCGAATGACCAGCCTTTTGCAGAACAATTCACGAATTGTCAACGTCGAGATGATGCGCGGGCGCTGAGCCGTGCGCGTAGACCTCGACGGCGAGTTTGACCTCGCCTATCGCCGGCTGAGCCGCCCGTATTGCGAGGCGCTCGACGCTGCCGGCATCCCGCGTGGGCTCATTATGGCGAGCTTCGTCGGGCTTGAACGGATCGAGCGGCTGCCGGGTGGCCTGTACGAGCCCGCGATGGCCGGGCGTCTTGCCTATGTCACACCCTGCCGCGCCGATCTATCCGACAGCCCGGAGACGGTCGATCCGGAAGGGACGCTGCTCTACGGCGACATTCTGGATTTGGTGGTGTGGCGACCGGATCGGCCGGGCACGTATCTGCGCCGCATCGGTGCTGCCGGCTGGCTCGGATGCCGCGAGCCGCGAGAGTTTGATCCGTTCCCCGTTCCCGTTCACCCGGACCCGTTGACCTGGCTTCGGGCTGGCGCGACCGGGCTCGTGAGGCTGCGGCATGCCCTTTGACCCGCTCCTCGGTCCCGACCCGTTTCCCGAAGACAATGTTGTCAGGCTCAAGCCCCGCCCAAATCCGTTCGCTGACGAAGAAATCCTCGACCTCTCGACCGCCCGTCTCGGCTCGGAGCCGCCGGTCGAGTGGCTGGTCGACGGGCTCATCCCGGTCGGCAGCGTCTGCCTGTTCTCGGGCAACAAATCCCTCGGCAAATCCTCCCTGCTGATGGACCTGCTCATAAGCTCGGCGCTCGGCCGGCCATGGCTCGGGCGCGAGACCACCAAGTTGCGCGGCTTCGGAATGTTCTGCGAAGACCCGGCTCGCGTGCTGCTATGGCGCCGCGACCGGATACTCGAACGGCTTCAAGCCGACCCGGCCGATATCGAGAGCGATGTTCATGTCCGCAGCGGCCACGGCAAGTTTTCGTTCCTGCGAAGATATCGGGCGATTGGCGAGGAGCGCGGCCAGGAAACCCCGCTCTGGCATGACTGGCTCGCTCCCAAGCTGGATTTGTTCGGGGCGCAACTCCTCGTCCTCGACACCCGCTCGGACGTGCTCCAGGGCAGCGCCAACAACCCGTTTATCGCGATCGACTTCCTGGTCTGGCTGACGGGCTGGGCCGCCCAGCGCGAGGGCGCCGTGATCCTGACCGTCCACCCGCCCAAGGATCAGAGCGAGACTTGGGCCGGCTGCAACGAGTGGTCGTCAAAGCCCCGCGCGCACCTGCACCTCACCCGGCCAGCGCACTACGACCCGCTGTCCTATGAGAGCCGCGGCGAGCGCATGCTGACCCGGATCAAGGGAAACCTCGGCGAAGACGCTCCGCTTGAGCTGCCTCTCCGCTGGGATAGCGAGAGCCAGACATTCATCGGCAACAACGCCGAGGTCGAGCCGCCGCGGCACGATTTTTTCGGCCAACTCGAATTCGAGCTGCAGGTGCTCGCCGCGGTTAAATCGCTGATCCTCGATGGCGCTGCAATCCATGCGAGCCCGACCAAGCGATGGTCGCTACCAAGGGCCGTGAAGGCGCTGCCCGGCTTCCAGCGTTACCCGGACAGCGCGCTCGTCAAGGTGCAGGACCGGCTCGTGGGCGACGGCCGGCTGGTGCGCGTCACGATCGGCGTGAACGTGCTGCTGCGCCCGCCTGAGATGACATATCCGGGGGAATGAGCGGCGACCACGCGGGCCGTGACCGCGCCGCCTGCGGGTAAAGCGTCGCCTCCGCGTACATCAGCAGCGCCAGCGCGTCCGCCTCGTTGTCGTCCTTCACGTCGTAGCCGCCGGACCTGCATACCCGCATCGTCGCGGCCTTCTTGGCCTCTCGGCCGCCCCAGCGCGCTTGCCCGGTAAAGAACTTCGCTATCTGCCCGGCAGTCGCTTCCTGGACCGGGATGCTGTGCGTGAAGCCAGCCTTCTCGATCAGTCCGGCAAGACACATCAGCTTTTTGACGGTTTCCGCGTTCATCGGGATCACCGGTGCGCGCGCCACCGCGGTGCCGGCCTTGGCAAAGCGGGGCTGCTGTGCAATCGGGATGTAGGGCGCCTCGAACACGATATGGTCGGGATCGCCCGACTCAATGTGCTCGTCAAGGAACCGCTCGAAGAACGCCAGCGACTCCCCGAGCGAGCATCCCACCTTCCTCCCCATGCGCTGCGAGCCCCATACGGGGCGCTCGCCCGGCCGGCAGAATGCCCAGCCGCAAATTGTTGCCGGGTCAATCGCGAGGAGGCCGGGCACGACCGCGCAGATCCCTCATCTCGACAACGGCCGCCTCGCCGAGCGGGGTGTCCGACAGCATGCCGAGCGCCGAACGGTAGGCGTCCATCGTGGCCTTCACAATCTCCTTGCGGTCCTCGCGGAGCCCCGACAGTTCTTCGTCGATCACCTCCAGCCGCTCGACGAATCGCTGGAGCGCACCCTTGTCGATCACGCCGCTGTTACTCTCGGCGTGCGCCAGATTTTCCGCCATTCCCTTTACTCCACGGGTTTCCCCGGCTGCCAATCGGCCGGGATGATGCACTCGTAGCGCTCGAATGGTTGCCGCTTGCTGGGCGGCAGAGTCGTTGACGTATGCAGGCCTGCTCTCA